TAACACTGTTGCTGCTGGTATGACAGTTGCTAAAATGCGCACATTGCGTCAAGGTTTGGGTGCTTGGGGTCTCGATCCTGCTGAAGTGGTTTATATCGTTAATACCGATACATACTACCAGTTGCTCGAAGATTCAGTATTCCAGACAATGAATCAAGTTGGTACACAAGCTACATTACTGACTGGTCAAATCGGTCAAATCGGTGGTAGCCCCGTGTTGGTTTCTGCAGAATTCGCTTCCCCAGGTACTGGTGTTGCTGGTGCAGTCTGCTTGAACCCAGGCAACTTCATTGTTGGTAACCAGCGCGGTCTGCGTATCGATACACAAGAATTGGTTGAAACACAACGTCGCGTTATGGTGGCTAGCCTCCGTACAGGTATGACACGTGTTACTTCTAACTTGGGTAACGCTGTTACAGCACACAAGTACACAGCAACCTGATCTGCTAGTGTAATTGTTAACAAGACCCTTCGGGGTCTTGTTTTATAAAGGTATATTTGTGCCTTTATAAAACAAGTGAGGTATTTATGGCAATAGATTTAGTAACAAAAGCTGAATACAAAACTTACATGGGAATTACTAGCACAAACTCAGATACCGAAATTGATTTTTTGATCCCCAAAGTTAGTGACTTAGTAAAATCATATTGCCGTCGTACGTTTGTAGATTATGTAAGTGATATTAAGATTGAATACTACGATGGTGGTTTCAAAGAACTTTATTTAAAAGAAACTCCTTTAGTAACAGTTGCATCAGTAGCCTATAGCAGTGACTATGGCAAAACTTATACAAATTTAGTAAAATATACAGATTGGGTAATTCGCGGAGACTCTATCGTTAGTTTAAGTCCAGGAGGATTTCCTGAAGCAATTAACGGATATAAAGTAAGCTACTTTGCAGGATATGAGACAATTCCAGGCGATTTAAAATTAGCTGTTTTAGATTTAATTGAGTATTACTCAAGAAATAATGGTGCTGTACACAGTAGCCGTGACTTAAATCCTAATACTACACAGATTAATTATGTGTCAACAACAAACTTGCCTGCACCAATTAAGCGTGTTTTAGATCAATACGTAGCGGACTTTACATAATGGCAGCAAAGCAAGTAACTCTAGATGATTTAATAAATAGTCTAGATCCTGAAATAAAACAATTATTACAGGAAGATACTCGAAAAGTACTAGATAAAAGACCTACTATTCTTGATATCAGTTATAATAGTTTATTAGTTAATAATAAAGATAATGTTGAAGATTTTAAAATCTTTCATGCTACGTTATTAAAAGTAGTTGCAGAAAAAGCGCCTAGAGTATATTCAAGTATTGAAGAAATCCCTAGAGGCTATTTCCAAGGATCAACACCCTATTTAATTTATATCAATGGTGGTGCTGAAAGACAGTTTTTAATTGGTAAATCTGTAGATCCTATTCGAAAATTTATTTCGGATAAAATCTCAAAAGACCCACGCTTATCAGATAGTATATTTGGTTTACGAAAAGAAGAAACAGAAATACTTAATAGAAAAGGTATTCCTACAGGCGACGTAAAAACTAAGTTAATTAGTAAGGCAGATATAGGACATACGGCTATGGCCGGTGAATTAGCTCCTGTAGCCGTATCCCCATTAGCATATAAGCTATTTGGATTAATAGAATATGGAGAACTAACAGGAAGTCCTGTAGCTAAATATGCAGAAGACGCCCTAAATAAGTTATACGCATTACAAGCCGATATACAATATAGTTTTAGAAATAATGCTCCTCAAGTAATAAAAGCAGGAGAAAAGACTTTAGGTGATCTTTTCGTTATTGTAACTCTACATACTTCTGATCTAAACCAACAGTTCTCTGAACAAGAGAAACAAATATTTTTTGATTTAAGAAGAAAAATTGCTCTAATGGCTAGTAAGGCTCTTAGAGATAAATTCTTAATGCAAAATATTGAGGGCTCAAATACCATAGCCCAGGATATTGAGCAAGGGATAGTAAGTATACTAAAAACTGGTAAATCAGCTTTAGCAAAACATACTACCCATAAAGGCAGCTCTAAAAAACAACAGATAAATTTAGATAAAAAGATCAATACTTCAGGTAAAATAGTTTCTAAAACTTCTAAGCCTGGTACTAATACAAGACCTCCTGCGCCTCCTAATCTTATCAAGCTAACTGCATTGTTAAACAGTCAGTTGCAAGACGTGATTAGTGCCAATATGGGTGATGGTAGTAGTAAAACTATCTTAAATTATCGAACAGGAAGATTTGCTAGTACTGTTAAGGTAGAGCAACTAACTATGAGTAGAGAAGGCATGATTACTGCTTTTTACTCGTATATGAAAAATCCGTACGCAACTTTCAGTACTGGAGGCCGACAGTCTATTCCAAAAAGCAGAGACCCTAAGTTACTAATTGCTAGGTCTATAAGAGAAATTGCTGAGCAAATAGTAACCAATAGATTAAGGGCCGTATCACTATGACAAGAAGAACAAGTATTGTAACAGCTTTAGCTGAAAAATTTAAAATAATCGATGGTACTGGTAGCTTTAATTCCGATCTTTTTGGCAACAGCTATCCAAAATTAAAATTTTGGGACGAAGTTCAGGATTTTCCTTCAGTTTACTTAACTGCAGGAACAGAAGTACGAGAGTACCATCCTTCAGATTTTATCTGGGCTTTCATGAACGTTAGCGTTAAAGTTTATGTTCGTAGTGAAAGTGATGCGCATCAAAAGTTAGAAGATTTACTAAACGATCTCGAAACAGTAATCAACGATAATCGTGTATTAGTATATGATACTACTAATAACCTTTCAACTACTGAAATATTAATTCAGTCTATAACTACTGACGAAGGGCTATTAGCTCCTTATGGTGTCGGTGAAATCAATCTACAAGTGCGCTACGCATTGGTATAACTCGGATTTATACAAGCATAACAACAGATAAATATCTAGTCACGATGCTTAAATATTTCCAAAAATCATAAAGGAAAGAGTATGGCATTAAATTTAATTCGTAATAGTCGAGTTTATTACACGACTAATTTAACGAGCACAGGCCAAGTGGCTACAAGCGGATTTACTACCGCAAACACACAACAAATTCAAGTTCAAGACGGATTCTCTTTTTCACAGAATACAGGTCAAGAAACTGTTACTACAAATGAAGCAGGTGCTGCACCTGTTCGTGGTCAGCGTAGTTTTAATACTAGCTTAGAGCCAGTAGATTGGAGTTTTTCTACATACATTCGTCCTAAGTTCCAAGAAGGTACTGGTACAGTTACTCCTGGTACATTGGATGCTGATGACTATGTTGGCGCAGAAGAAGCTGTTCTTTGGAATTCACTTTCTGGTACTGCTGCAATTGGTTCCGCTGGAGCTGGTTGGACAAAGACTACAGGACCTACAACTCCTTATTCTACAGTAGCTTTTGGTAATTCTAATGCTCACCAATTAATGTCTTTTGGCTTAATTATTCAGTTCGAAAACGTAACTTATGTTATTGACAACTGCGCTATTGATTCTGCTACTATCGACTTTGGTTTAGATGCTATTGCTTCTATTGCCTGGGCTGGTAAAGGCACTACAATGCGTCAAGTTGCTACTGCTGTAACAGTTGATGATGCAGGTGCTATGACTGGTGGTTTAACTGGTAACGTAACACTCAAAGACACAACTGCTGGCTATATTGCTAACAAGTTGTCAACTATGACTCTTGCAGCTGCCGCATTTGGTGGTTTAAGCTCCAAGTCTTATACAGTTGCTTTGACCGGTGGTAACTTAACTATCAATAATAACCTGACATACTTGACACCTGCAAACTTGGGTGTGGTTAATCAGCCTATTACATACTTCACAGGTACTCGCGCTATTACTGCTAACGTAACCGCATACTTGAAGACAGGTACTAACGAAAGCTCAACACTGTTAAAAGATATGTTAACAGCTAGTGCCGCTAGTACAGAAAACAAATTTGCAGCTGAGATCTCTTTAGGTGGTTCTACAAATACAAACAAAGTTGTATTGAGTATTCCTACTGCTCAGTTAACAATCCCATCAATTACTTCTGAGCAAATTATTGCTACTTCAATCACTATGACTGCCCAAGGTGCTACCACAGGTACATACGATCTTGAAGCCAAGAATGAATTGGAAGTTAAATACTACGCAACACAGAACGCAGCCTAATAGCTTATTACTTGTTGCATTTTTATAGAGACTGGGTTGATCTCCAGTCTCTCTTTTTAAACTTATTATTATAAAATGACTACTCTCTCTTTAAAAACATTGTTGGTTCCTTCTAAATCAGTTCAGGTTGAATACCCTGGTATGCCTGGTTTTGTGATTGATCTAGCATTTTTATCTCGCGAAACACTTTTGTCGATTCGTAAGAAATCTACTAAAACAAGTTTTAAAAATCGACAGGCCACAGAAGATTTTAACGAAGATTTATTCTTACAATTATATGTTGAGAATGCCGTTAAAGGTTGGTCAGGATTTAAACTTAGTTACTTAGAACAGTTGGCTCCTGTTGACTTAAAAGGTCAAGACATGGAAGCCGAATTAGAGTATACGCCTGAAAATGCCTTATACTTAATGAAAAATTCTAGTAACTTTGACGCTTTTGTTAGTGAACAGGTCACAGACTTGGGAAACTTTTCGACGACCAACTCCAACAAGTAAATAAGCAGTTGGTCAACTATCTTCAAAATATGGGCGTTGGTATGACCAAAGATGCATATTTTGAAATGTGTGAAGCATTGGGAAGCGAGCCACTAGAATCTGAGATTCCAGTCGAGTTTGATGACTTTCCACTAGAAGTACAGCAAGCATTTAATGCTTATAGGATGCTCCGAGACGAATGGGATACTATGAATGGTACCTATTTGGGAAAGTCTTTGATAGGTATTAAAGATGTTTTAGAAGCAATAGAGGTTGATCCGTCTGAACATAAGTTTATAATCATGCTACTACGTATGATTGATAATGTAAGATCAGATGAAATCAATAATAAGAAAAAGATGCAAGAGCCCGCTAACTAAAAATTAGTGGGCTTTTTTGCGTTAAAAATTTTTTGGTTTGACAAAAGTGTGGTCACATGGTATAATGGTCTCTAGTTAAATTATCAAAAAATTTAGCCACCAACCCTAAAGAGGAGTACAGATGGCAACTAATCAAGTTAATATAAATTTAAGCTTACAAGATCAAGGAAGTAGCATTAAGAAGCGTACTGACGAAGTCAAAGGCTTAAATGACGAATTACAAAAAGCGCAGAAAATGGCTACAGCTAGTAAAGCTGGGGCAAAAGCCATTCAGGCTAGCTATAGTGCCGCCTCCCAAAATATGGAGTATGGTCGTGCGCGTGGCTCCATGGGTTCTACAGGTGCAGCTGGTAGGGACTTTGCAAACCAAGCACAAGGTCTTGGGGGATTAGTACGCCTATACGCTACATATGCTGCTAACGTATTCGCAGTTAGCGCAGCTTTCCGTGCATTAAGTGATGCAATGGACACTACTAACATGATCAAAGGTTTGGATCAGTTAGGTGCTGCTAGTGGGGTGGCAATGGGCTCACTTGCTAAACGCTTTGCAGATGCAAGCGGTGGAGCAATTAGTTTACGTGAATCAATGGAGTCTACCGCTAAAGCTATTAGCAGTGGAATGACACAGAAACAATTTTTACAACTAGGAGATGTGGCTAAAAAGGCTTCACAAGCTCTTGGTGTTAATATGTCAGACGCAGTTAGTCGTTTAACTCGCGGTATTACAAAACTAGAACCAGAGTTATTAGATGAATTAGGTTTATTTACTAAAGTAGGCAAAGCTTCTGAAGACTATGCCCGTTCAGTAGGTAAAAGCGTAGATAGCCTTACAGATTTTGAAAAGCGCCAAGCATTTGCTAATGCTGTTTTAAAAGAAGGCATAGACAAGTTCAGTGAAATAAATATACCTACTAATCCTTTTGATAAATTACTAGCTTCATTAAAAAATATTGCCCAAACTATATTAGAAGTAATAAACAAAGGCTTTGCACCATTAGTAGATATTTTAAGTGCAAGTCCCGCAGCATTAACTGCAGGTATAGCTGCACTTGGAAGTATGATTGTTAAGCAAGCTATCCCTAGTATTGTTAACTACAGAGATGAATTGCGTAAAACTGCGGATATGTCGCAGAAATTAACAGAACGTAAAATCGGTGAAGCCGAAAGCGTTTTAGCAAAAAAGCGAGCAGATATTTTAGCAAGACAAGATGCTGCAGCACAAAACAAAGCTGATCAAATTGATAAATTAGAAGCTAAATTACGTGAGTTAACTGGTGGACGTATTCGCAAAGATATTGCAGGCATCCTTACTCCTACGCGCGGTATACAAGATATTACTGAAGCAGAGATTCAAAAGATTGAAAAAGCTGGCAAAGCTTTAAAGAATCAAACCAATGTATACACAGAATTAGCAAACGCTATTAGAGCAGCTAAAATAGAACAACAAAAATATGATACTGTAGCTTCTCAATTAAAAGAAGAGGCCGCCGCTAAACCCTCAAGATTTAGTGCTTTAGGAATATTGCAAACAGGGGCAGAAACACAGCGAAAGCGTTCAGCAGCTAGCAATATAGTTAGTAATGCGGCGGATACTGCCAGTTTAGTTGGGTTTAGAGCAGCTTTTACAGAAATGGTAGATAGTCTTAAAACTGAAAAATTAGGTGTATTAAGAACTATCTTTACTGGAATATCTGCTACAGTAACTGCGGCTACTACTAGAATAATGGGACTTATTGGAACTTTAGGTAATATAGGAATAATAGCTGGTGTAGTAATCGGAGTTTTTCAAGGACTAAGTGCACTGTTTAGTGATAATACTAAACAAGTCGAAAAATTTACTAGAAATTTAGAATTAGGCGACGAAGGTATCAAAGCGCTCACTAATAGCTACGATAAATATAAGAACGCACTGTCTACATCTTCAGTTATAGCTTTAACTACTTCTTTTCAGAACTTATCTGAGAATCTTGCAGAAACTTCTGCAAGTTTTAAAGAAGCTATTAAAGAAGCAAGTAGATTTGATTTTATTATAGATAAATTAAAAGGCATTTTTGGACAAGGTTTAGCAGATGATTTTGGAAAAAGCCTAGGTAAACAAGTATCACAAGGATTAAAAGGAATTTTAGATCCTTCTATGCAAAAAGATACTAGAGAAAGATTAAAAAATATTTTAAATGTTAGTGAACTTACTGAAGATACTATTAAACAATCTTTAAGTAATATGAATACTGCAAAATTAATTGCAGTGGGTACTCAAATAGCAGATGTATTTGAATATGCCTCAAAAGCAGGACAAAAAACTGCAGGAACATTAACATCTATTAAAGACGGATTCAAAGCATTAGAAACTAGTTATACAGAATTATCTAACACATTAATTCAAAAAGATGCTTTAACTGTTTTTGGTAAAGATCTATCTTCTCAAGGCTTTAAGTTCGCCGAAGCACTTAAAGACCCAATAGCAAACCTAGCTACTTTACGAGATTTAATAACAGATATTAGTAAGATCAAACTTTTAGCTCCAGAATCTCAAGCAATTATAATGCAGAATAGAGACGCATATATTGCTTTAATTAATAGTGCAAAAACTTATGAAGCACAGCTTACTGAATCTCAAAATAAAATTGAAGAACTAAAGGCAGTACAAAGTCGATTTACTAGACAAACTTCCTTTGGAGGTCAGTTAGCTACTCCAGAAGGTCCAGCAGTTTCTGTTGAAAGACAAAAAGCTAGTGAAG